TTTCAGGAGCTCTCATTACTCTATGAATCAACATAGCATCTTCCATAAGAGATAGTTGTTTCCAAACCCTTCTTCCGCCTTCAATCATAGATTTACCATAAGGTAAAAAGTTAGAATCCGAATTCAATCTGAAATGTGCTATTTCATAATTCTCATATTCTTTCTTTGCAGATTGTTGAACTGAACTATATGGGTTTTGATATGGTGCGTATATGAATTTTACTCTTTGTGGATTTTCAATATCAAATCCTTCAATTCTACTCATTTCATATACGGACATTGGCATTACATTCACAATTCCCAAATCTTCAGCTATTTCTAATTGAAGAAAGAAATCACCATATTTAACCAAGTTTCTAGTCCATGGCCATAAATTAAATTCAACATTGAGAATATCAAAAAATAAATTTTCAAGTATTTGTTTAATATTATCATCTTCGTGATGAATTTTTAAAACACTACCCATTTCATTTTTTGCAGTACATTCATCTGCATATACATCCAATGCAGAAGAAAGAATTGGGTCCATATCCATAGAATCGTAATCTCTAAACAAATCAATACGAACTTGTGCATATGCTAATGATTGTTCTATTTGACCGTTAGACATATTAGATATTTTCAATCGCATATATCTATCAACCAAATTTGTTGTCATGTTTTGATACTCATCAGTATCAACAACCTTTACACCCTTTTCTGTTTTACGAACAATAGTGTTTGTTGAAAATAATTTCTGGAGCCTACCGAATATAGTTTTATCTGCCATTTTTTAATTTTATTTTTGTAACCTAATTTTGTTTTTTTACCATTTTCTGCATGACCAATATCTAGCTTTCCATCTTGGACCAGGATTATCACAGTTATGTCTTGCTCTGAAAGATTTTCTCCTTTCTGGATTTGATTTTTTAATTCTCATATTCGGATCACCAAAGTTTACTTTAACAACGTTACCTTCTCCGTTTTTAACATATACTTTGAATTTCTTAACATCACCTTGCATTGGTTTACCCAATTTTACAGTTCTACCTTGATATTCCGCTTCAAACATACATGGACAAGTTGCTTCACTTAATTGTTGAGTATATTCTCTCATAAATGCAATAAAGTCAACATGATCATCGTAGTTATCAACATCGTATTCCAATGGTTCTACTCTACCATAGTTAATTTCATCATCACTATCCCTTCTTTCGGGATGATTTGGCATGTGATTTTCTTTTTTTAATTTCATTTCTGTTTCATTTACTGGTACACAATTTGGAACCATTTTTCCGTTTTTCATTTTTCCACCAACTTGTTCGTATCCTTCCCAACATGCTTCGTTCAATTCAACACTTTCTTTACAAGTTCTCCAACCACCACCTTTTGATTTATAGTTTTTTGCAGCCCATCCGTTTGCATATGCAGATGGATATACATCAAATTTAGATTTAGCAGCTGCTTTAGATGCTGACCACTTTTCAGGACTGGTTGGACAGTTTTTTTCTAAAAATAAATTCAATTTTTCTTCTATATTCATTTCATTTTTTTACGTCCCTGACAATGTGCTCTTTGACTAAATCCTTTTGGATTACTACAATCGATTGAGCGTTTATATTTTTGACTCCACTTTTCGTTCATATTAACTTGGTGGATTATATTTTTTATCAGTTCCTTTTTTATCCCAACTCACTCTTACAGGTTCTTTTCCTTTTCCTCCATCTCCTTTATCACCTCTCCCTTTATCATTTTGTTTTGCTCTTTTTCTTTTAACAAAACTTGCTCTACCTTTTTTACCTAATTTAGATGCTGCAGCTGATGATAAACATGCAGCATATGCTTCACCTTCTTTACCACCACCACATTTTCCTATTCTCTCACCTTTGCTATTATATCTATCCCATCCACCTCCACCTTTACCACCCCACTTACCTTTACCAAACCACTTGCGAAGGTCTTCATCAATTTCTAACAATATATCGGTTAATTTTAACATATTAATAGTTTCAATCTATAAATATAAAAAAATTAACGAAGTAACCAAGTTAAGTTTTCTTTATCCCCTCTACCCAAATCCATTTCATATGGATTTTGTCCCGAAAAGCCTGTGGAATATACTCCATCGTACTTTGCTATCTGTGTAGAGTTTAACATAGTTCTTGTCAAATCAATTCCTTCTTGTCTTAATCTCAATGCAGTATTCCTTACCCAAAGTCCTATTGCCATTGCCATAACCAAGTCATCATTATATCCCTTCATAGCTTCTGCTCTACCACCACTCCAAATAAAAGTAAATAATTCATCAATCAATCTTGATGACCTTATTAATATATCTTTATCTCCAATGTAGGTATCTAAAGTAGAAATAATTAAAGGACGTGTTTTTGATGTAGTAGAAAATCCAGCTACCATTTGTTTTTCTTCTCTATAATGTTTATTTGTTATCTGTCTTTCAACATCAATATACTTTAAATCATTACTCATATAAAACAAATTGGGATATCCTCTGTCTATTATTTGTTGTATGGTTGCCCAACCTACATTTGAATTTTCAACTACCAATAAAGCGTTATTATATTCGGTTGATAATGCAACTAAAAAATTACCAAAATCTTTTGTTTCCACCTTTCCCCTATATTCGGCAACTTGCGATGAATCTTCAATATCAATGATTTGTGCAGTAGAGTAATCCGAACCGTCACCACGTGCAACGTCTGCTACAACCATATATTGTTTATTGTAGTTAGGATATTCCCATACCCAAAGATTATTATCAAATCCTCTTTTTTCAACAGGATCCATAACGTATGTATCTTTGTACCAACTTAATAATACAGGATCTATAACTGTATCACCAGAACCGATAAAGTCACAATCACATTCTTGCGCTGCTCCTTTAACTCCTAAAATACGAGTTTGTTCATCTCTCCAAGATTGATTTCTTTCAGGATGAACTGTCCAATGTAAATTTATACAATTAAAACCATTTGTTCCGTTTTCACCTTCCACCCACATTTTATGAAACCAGTTACCAACACCATTTGGAGTAGATAATACTATTGCAGAACCACCCGTTGATAGAGTTGATTGTGCCGATATCCAAATTTCATCAATATCTCTAATAAATGCAGCCTCATCTATTACTAACAATGATAAGGCTTCAGAACGTCCTGCATCTGGAGAAGATGTGATTGCTTTTACTTGTGAACCGTTTTTAAGTTTAAGTGATAGTTTGTTATCTTCAACTGAACCACTACTACCATCTCTTAACCAAATTGGTAACAAATCATGCATTACCCTAACTTTTTCAACCAAGTTTTTTGCAACAGTTACTTTAGTTGCAATAACCAATGCGTTGAAGTCTTGGTTAAATATCATTTTCCAAAGAATGAATCCGGCTGATAAGGTTGAAAGGCCTAACTGACGTGATTTTAGAATGATGTTAAATCTATTATCTTTAAAATCATCTAAACAATTTTCTTGAAATTTATATAAATGAAATGGAATTTTACCTCTAGTCGGATGTTGAATGACACAATACTTTTTCATAAAGTATATTGGGTCAGCTGCGCATTTGCGATATTCCTCTGCTATTAATTCTTTTAAGGTTTTTTGTGGTTTACCTTGAACTGTCATATTATTGCTTCTTACCTATTTTCCAATACATTCCAAAGTTTGCATATGGATTTAATTTTTCTTCACCATTCAATAATCCCAGATTGACTTTGAATATCTTGTCTTTTTTTGTTTTTAATAACAAACCACCACCTACACCTTTGAATAAATCTTGTTTATCAAATATACCTTCAAATCCATAATATAATTGTATTTTTGGTGGTTCTGATAGGTATATGGTTTCGTTTATTATTCTTTCTTTAACTTGTGCCGTATAAGTTCTATGTACGATTGAATTTTTACTTATAGTATCTTGTATGAATACAAAACCCAAACTATCATTCAATCTTAAAGTATCTTTATATACATTCTTTGCAAAGTAATCTCTTATTATAGCAAGTGTATCTATTGACATTGGTATTTGTACATATATTGTAGTATCGTGATAAATATCCTTACCAGGTCTATCTATGAATAGTTTCTTTATTATTTCAACTGTATCAATTTTGTGTTCAATAACTTTATATGGTTTACCATCTACTCTTACTATTTTTGTCTTTTGATTTTTTCCTGCACAATTTGTGTATCTACTAAAAACTAAAATTCCTAATAGTATTAGTATTATTATATTTCTAATGTTTAGTAATCCTTTCATTTTTTATTTTTTAATCAATTCTGGATGGTTTAGTTCGATTAACTTTTCCTCCAGTAATCTTCTTCTTTCTAATAACAATTCTATTGCATCGTAAGAATTATCTATATCACTTTTTAAATCCTTTCTAACTTGCTCTATATCAACTTCCCATGTCCAATTTTCCATTTTACCATCTTCCGTAACCATTTGAAAATCTTTTTTCAAAGAATTCAAACTATCTTCACATTTTTGTTTAAAATCTCTAATAAATCCAAGTTTATTAAGAGTTATTTTATAATCTTCATAGAACGGAAAAGTTCCATCTTCTTTTAGTTTTCTTTCCAATCTATCTAAACAAATTATACAGTATCCCGTTTTTACTATAAGTTTTTTATCGGCTTTACTATATTGTTTTGTTTCACAATTTTCAGAATGACATGTTGTTAGTTTTTGTAAAAATTGCCTAACATCATCCATCTGACTAACCGCAACTCTATAACCCTCTTTTTGTTCCCATTCTTTACCATCACCATCTACCCATCTTTCACCAACTTCTCTTTTTTGAGTTGCTTCTCCCTCATAACCAAACACTCTTTGTGTATTATCTTCTCTACCAAATACCGTATCTATTATTAGTTTACGGGATTTGTGCATCCCTTTACTTTTTTCTTCAAAACTTTTTCTTTTTGCCATAGTAACTAATTGTTTATATTATATATATCAAAATTATTCGTAAAAAATTCCAAGCAATTGGTTTAGTGGTGCGAATGTGCCTGTTAGTTTATAGGTTTTTCCATTATAAAAGAAAACTATACCTTCCGATGCTACTATTCTGTCTATTCCACCTAATGAATTTAATCTTTGTAATTCTGATTTAAATTTTGCTATTTTAGTTGCATCCGTTGATGTTTTTACTTGAGATGCTACTTGTTTTAATTTAGCTTTCATTGAACGAATTGCTTTATCAGGATGTACAGTTAATACCGAACCAACAAAGTCCAATACATCTGCACCAACTCCTAAAAATATTTCTTCAAATCTTTTCATATTTTCCTTCTGCTTCTTTACAACATCAACTTTATCATTTTGCATTGACCATTTTTGCAATTCTTCATTTGATATTGTATTTAAACGGAATGATTTATCCCCAAATGCCCATCTTCTTACTAATGCATTCTTTGTGAGTTTATCAATCTTTGTTGGTGCATTTTTATCAATGTAATTTTCCCACCACTTTTGATGATATAATGCCATTGTATCACTATCACCTAATTTAAATTCGGATTGTAATTTACTTAATTTAGATAAATAACTTCCTTGCTTTGAACTTAAATCTTCACTTTTAGGTATCTCTGTAACAGGAGGACCTTGTATTGTATATTTTGATTGAACATCAGCATTTACTTGCTTTATCATTCCCGCCAATATTGATGCCGCACCTTGATCTGCTCCAACTGCTACACCACTTTCATCATAACAAGTTGTATTATGAAACACAAGTAATGCTTGACCATAAGGTATAACATTTACAGATGTAGGCCAAATTACTTCCAAATTCATAAAACATTTACCTTCGTTGAATATCTTTTTTCTTTGTTTATCACTCAATCCACTAATTGCTGCATTCAAATCTTTCATTGCGAAATTGTATGCATCAGTCAATCCACCTCTTCCTCCAAATTTAGATGCAACATCTTCAATACCCATTGCATTTGCTCCTGCGTTTGCCAAATGTCCTTTATTTCTTGCAGCAATCAATCTACCATTTTTCCAACTAATTGCCAATGCTTGTCCATCGGTTTTTTCTCTAACTACTCCCAATTCACCATTTAGTGCCTTTACAATAATATCTTTTAATTCACCAAATGTTAATTGCATATCATCAAATGGATGTGACATGTGTCCATATGCACCACCTTCTGATAATAGTTTTTTAGTTTCTAATTTATTTTCTTTTATAAATTTAGTTGGTGTAAATGCTACTCTTGGTAAATTATCAATTGTATATTTTACAGTTCTTTCATCGGCAACCTCATCTCCAAATATAGGATCTGCTTTTGGAAAATCAGTTTGAGTATATCCACCGTTTTTATACCAATCCTCACCTTTATATGTGTTTAGTTTTCTTTTTTTACCCTTTGGAACAAATGCACCATCTGGAATATCTGCTGTATTAGATGTCGTTACTGTACTAACTTCGTTAAGTCCAAATAGTTCATTTAAGAAATTATCAACTTCATTGATAATACCAAATACTCTAACAAATACAGGTGGTTTATCATTTTTATAATCAGTAGAACGTACTAGTTTCATTTTTTTAGAACCCAATCCTTTGAAATCTTTTTCCATTTTATCCGCATCTGATTTATTATTAAATGCAAACAAATATGTTTTATTTACTAAATCATAATTTACAGTTTCTAAAGATTTATATTTTTTCTTTATCGTATCTAATACTTTTTTTATATTTGCATTATTTTTATCGGAATATATCATTTCACTCAAATCAGGATTTTTTAAATTCAATTCCTTTTCCATTTTAGTGATATCTTCATAATCCATATTACGAAGTATTCTTGCAACATCATTTGCTTTGTTACCATTGGTATTTCCGAAAAGATATGCATTTATTCTTTTTCTAAAACTATTATCTCTATATCTAGTCATTATATTTTTAAGGTGGATATCACCAGAACCCATTTCACTTAAAGTTCTAAATGTAGTTGCTTGTCTTCCGTTTATAGTTGGCATTCCGTGAGAATCTTTTCCAATATCCTTTACATCAACTTTTTTATTTTTGAATTTACCCATTAAAATGGTATCACCTTTGTCAACTTTTACATTTATATCTTCTTTTACAGGCTCATATCCTTTATTTTCAGTATCCTTTGTATTTGATTGATGTCCTGGTTCTCTTTCTCTACTATCATCAAAATCAATAGTATCTAATTCTGCTTCATATCCTATTTCAGAACCATGGTTTTTTGTAAAATCATGATCCGCTTTACTAACAGGTTTATGATTTTTAACAGTATGTACTTCCTGATATATTTGTTTATCCACTCTACCATACTCTCTCATCAATATACCTGCTACTGCGTGTGCTTGGTTTTCTATTGGTGAACCATCCGCACCATCTTTTTCTGGATTTCTAACCAACCCCATTTCATCTTGCTTTCTATGAACCATTTCGTGTGCAAGTGTTCTCAATATATCCGCCGTTAATCTACCTTCTGTTGCAACATATATTTCTTTTGTTATTGGATCAAATCCACCTAAACTTGTTTTGGTTTCTGCAAATTCTCTACCGCCAACCAATGTTATTTTTGGAGTTTCTTTTAATTTCAATCTTTTAGTTGCAAATTCAACAAATCTTTGAATAGATTGTTGTTTTGTTTCTGAAAGAGTTTCTTTTAATAAATCTGCTGCGTTTTGTTTTGGTTTTTCTTTTTTATATTTGTGTATTATTCTTAATAATTGTTCATCGGATAGTTTGTATGTTTTCATTACTTCCAATGTCTTTTTAATTAAATTAGACATGAATTTTTTACCATTCATATTTTCATCAATACCTTCAAATATACCCGTTGCACCCAATGCAATTCCTCCACTAGATGCACCTGCTGTATTTGCACCCAGTGCTTCAAATGCTGAGTGTTTAATTATATCTTTTACTACATATTCACCCAAATGTCCGCCTGTAAGTTTATATGCCGCCTTTCCAGCTGCACCTTTTGCAATACCGGCTACACCTGCACCTTTTGCAGCTGCACCTACTCCACCAATTATTCCTCCTGTTACTGCAATTGAACCTACTATTACTGCAGTTTCTACTGCTAAACTTTTTACTGCTTTTGTTTGTTTTTTATCTTCATTCCAAGATCTTTCAAATAATTCTTTTTCCTCATCGGTGGCATATTCTGAAACTTTTGGTTTTTTTTCAGTTTTAGTTTTACCTGTTGGATGTCCATGACTATCTAAAACATCTACTTCAGTTTCTTCCCACTCACTATCACCACCTCTACCAACACTTGAAAATTCACTCCAATGTCTACTCTTACCATCTTTATCTTTCACACTTCCTACATTTCCCGTAGCTGCTAATGATTTAACGGCTTTCATTGAACCACCTATCATTTCTTTTTTGTGTTCAATTGCATGCTTTACTCCTGATTTTATATGATCCCAAGCATCTTTATAAGCATCCCATGTATCGCTTGGTAAATCTTTGATATCATTCAATAGTTCTCCAAAAAAACTTCTTTCTTCCGAATTAGGATCATTTAATTTATCTATTGTTTCATTATCTTCAGATGATAATTCTTTTCTAGCATTATTTAAAGTTTCTTTTACCTTATCTTCTTTTTTATCTTTATCACTTTTCTCTGCATCTAATTGATATTCATCTCCACTTAATTTTTGTGGTTCTTGTTCTGGTTGTTCTTGATTTTTAATATCAGTTTCTTTTGGCTTTTCTTCTGTATCAGAAGGTAATCCTTTTTCTTTTTTTTCTTTATCAGTATCGGAAAGTGGAGTTTGGTCATCCGGTACTAATTTTTTAGCTGCAACATGTGCTGGATGCTCTTTTGGTAATCTCAATGCATCCCTTGCTTTTATTTTTGCTTTCTCACCTTTTGTATTTGTGTATTCAATTTCTTTATCTAATTGTGGATTTGGTTCTTCTTGTAAATAATCATTTAACCAATCTTCAAACAATTCATCTGTAATTGTATTTGCAATTATTTCTTTTATTGGATCGTACACAAATTCTTTATCAGTATTGAATTTGTTTCTCAATTCTTTATTTTTCTTTTCAATATCTAGTACTTGTTCTTTTGAAGGATACCCTCTATATAAGTTTTCACTAATAAGTTTTCCTGTAATTAAATCAAATATATTTTTGTCAAATTTTGGATAAGCAGTTAAGAAGAACTTTTTTGCTTTCTTTTCATCACCACTTCCTAAATTATTTCTAACATCCGTTCCACTAATAGGGTTTGGTTCTGCAGGTGTTGCATAAACATAACCAATTTCATCATAACCATAACCTTGCTTTCCTTTATATGGTTTAAAGTAATTTCCTTTTAATCTATCTGCATCTTTTTCACCTACTGCTGCAATATATTGAGTAGTTTGTCCATCAAATTTAGAAAGTATTTCAACTGGCTTATATGGATTTTTAATTTGGACAAACCTGTTAGAAGGTATTCCAAACATTGTAGTTGCTATCTTCTTTTTTTCTTTGAAATTAAAAGGTGATTTTGGTCCTGATGTATCATTAGATGTTCCTATAAAAACATTATCAGCTCCAAATTTTGAAACTAATTTTTGATATGATGCATAATGTCCTTTGTGAAATGGTTGAAATCTACCAGAATAAACAACAACGGTTTTAGTCACTTCTGGTTTATCTACTTCGTTTATTATATCCATGCTATATTATTGATATGTATAAATATCTTTTTTGTTTTGTTTTTTTATTTTCTTATCTTTTCTTTTCTAATTGTCTTTTATAGTGCTAACAGTGCTGTCTTTTTTTATCCAAACATAACGAAAATTTTTTGATTTTCAAAATTATTCTATGCCACCGCCACCTGGTCCACCACCACCACCACACTCTGGATCACTACAACTCCTTTGTGGTGGTAATGATGTGATTGTTGGGAAAAATCCAGATGATAATGTTTCAAATGTAATTTCAAAACATCCACCGTAATCGTATATTATTCCAAATGAAAGTTGAACAGCAGATGATATAGTGTTTGTGGTTAAATTACAGTACTGTATATCATAAACATAAACAATTGGTGGTGTAACCGATGGTGTCAAAGTTACTGTAGGTGTTATAGTTACACTAGGTGTGACGGCTGGGGTGGTTGTAACCGATGGTGTCATAGTTACTGTAGGTGTTACGGTTCTACTTGGTGTGATAGATGGTGTAACAGGCTTACCATAAAAATCAGAAAAGGATATTGGATTTATACCAACCTTACCGGCTAATACTCTAACATCATTATCATTCATACTAATTGTAGCATCTATTGCTTTTCCTAATTGTAAATTTATTGATTGTCCTACTGAACCACTTCCTAGTGCAATAGGTCCGGAACTATTTATTGGCATTACTTATTCTTTTTTAATTCTTCAATTTCGTTTTTAAGTTCTTTAATTGCTTCAACCAATAATGGAACTACTTTTTCGTATTGTATTGTCAAATAATTTTCACCTGATTTTGAATTACCTTCACCATCGTTATCAAAAGGTGCAATCTTAACCGCTTCGGGTAATACTTCTTGTACATCTTGCGCAAACATACCCACAATGGATTCATCCGTATCATAACCAGCCAATTCATTTGCTTTATCATTCCAATTATAAGTAAATCCACTCAATTTATTTAATTTTTCTAATGGATTTTCTAATATGTTTATATTTGTTTTAAGTCTTTTATCGGATGAATACGCTGTTATGTTTCCAGTTGCGGTTATATCACCACCAACTTGTAACATAGTATCTGTAGTGCCTACCCTTTGGATTTTTACAAATTTAAGATTACTTCTTATAGATTGAAACCCAAAATCAGTTAATTCTGTATATGCTATTACTTTTTCTAATGTAAAATTTGGAAAATTATGAACGGCACTATTCCATGTAACGGTTGGGTTGATACCACCACCCGTTCTATACCAATACGATCTTATATAATGTGTACCTGTATTTAAGAATGTTATTTCAACATTTGAATTTCCAGATGGTATATCTAATTGACCTGCCGTAGTTCTACTAAAAGATGAAACAATTCCTTGTGACAATATATTTGTAAATCCGGAATCACTTGCTATTTGATAACCAACACCAACATACATATATCCCGAAAAACCAGTATTACAATCACCAACATCGGAAATACCTGTAGTAGTTATATTTGCAGTATATAATCCCGTTTCACTAACAGTAAATGATGCATTGTTGTTATATGTGTATGTATTTAATGAAGTCGTTGTTGTGCCGGAAGGACCGGTTTTATCAGCATTCCATGTTATGGATATACTTGCTGCAGAAGATGCCAAATCTATCAATTGTCCTGTTTTTATAACAACAGCAGGATCTCCATTTGTATCGGATAATGTAAATTGAGGTGCAACATAATTTGGTTCAAGTTTCATTTTTATTATATTATTTGAACCTGAACCGGATGAATATAATCTATCACTATCAATCAACCAACCACCTATTAAACCGGATGTTGCGGTAACTCTTCCTGTAAAATCCCCAGATGAACCCGATATTACAGGTGCATAAAAAGTTTTTCCATCAAAAAATGAACCAGAACCTTTACCATCTGCTAAACTTTGCGCTTTATCTAATAACCTATTTAAATCAGGTTCACTTCCATCTACTTCATAAACGGCAGGACCAAACATTTGTTGATATAAGGTTGAACCATTTCCTGCCGTATTATAGAAATGATAACATCTATGTAATGATTTTGCAATTTGATTTATTCCATCGGTTTTCCATTTCCAATCGTTACACTCATAAACTTTTCTTCCACTCTCCACATCATAAACACCACCCATATTAGTTGTTCCGTTATAATCTTTACCATGAACATATCCAACCATTAAATACCATCTATTTGTAAATGGAATCGGTTGAAATCCAGCTGGTTGTTGTGAAACAAAAAAGTAAGTATTGTTATTTACAGTATTATTTAATAAAGAAGAACTAACTAGTGTATTATTGGCATCAAATGAATAGAATCCAAAATATAACTCACCATCTGCATTATTGTTTATTTTTGCATAAGTTACAAACTTATAGGTCTTATTATTATCAATTTCAGTTATATTGGATTCCCATCCACCATCTGCGTTACCATCTCCAGAAGGGTAACATTCCCATAGTAACGACTGTTTTCCAAATGGATCAGTTCCATAATTTATTGCATTATCGTATATAGTACCATTTAATGCCCTGATATTTTCATAACTAGTTGCAGCCAAACCATTAACATCTTTTGGATCATATTTCCAAACCAAAGGCATTATATTTACACCAGAACCCCTAACACCATATGCTAATTTACCTGCAAAACTAACATCACCACTACTACTTATGAAGAATTTTTCAGAAGATATCCAACCATTTTTATTTAATACTATACCATTGCTAGTGAATGCACCATCACTACCACCTGATGCTCCTGGACTTGATATATCGTTTGTATTTATACTCCAACCACCAATAGTACCACCGCTAAGTGTTGCATTTGTAGCGGTTAATGCTCCACCTGGAGTAACTCTGAATGGTGCGGAAGCAAATGTTCCATCACCCAAATATATACCATTTAAGTCTGCTTTGAAAACACTAGGGGCGGTTCCTATTGTTATATTACCACCATATATTGAACCACTAATTCTAACGTTTCCATTGCTTGCTAAATAGAAATTTGGAGCAGATATCCATCCAACCGCACTTATTCTCATACCAGATGTAGTGTGTGCTCCATCACTACCACCTACCGTATTTGATGATGAAATTTCATTAGTTCCAATACCCCAACCACCAATTGAACCCGTTCTTGCAACGATTCTACCATCAACCGATAATGTGTTCGTAGTAGCATTCCAAACAAAACCATGAGTTGAAGATCCAGATAGATAAAAATCTCCAGATGAACTTAAAAATGAAGTCCATCCTGATCCAACTTTAAAATATCCCAAATATTGTTGACCTGTGTATAATCCAGATTGACTTGTTGTTGGTAATTTATCAATTAATCCATTTGCATTTGTGAAAATGGCCTGATCCGTAAGATGTATTGATAGACTTATAGAAGAACTTGCATCTATTAAACTTTGTGTTACTGATGCGGTAAATGTATTTACAGATTGTGTAAATTGTAATAATCCTGTTGTTGTTATTGATTGACCACCATTTGCTCTTAAACTACCACTAAAACTACTTTGTCCGTTTGTTGTTATGAAAAATCCTGGAGCACTTATGTAACCAGCAGATCCAATAGTAATCATACTTGCACTATTGAATTGATTGTAAGAACTAGCTCTTTTTGTACCCACATATATTGAATCCGAATCTATCAACCAACTACCAATAGCACCCGCCGAAGCTATAATTGATCCTGTCATAGAAACATTACCTAAAGTAGATAATGTAAAATTCTTTGAGGATATCCAACCATCTTTTGATAAAATTATACCGCTTGTAGTTCCAACCCCATCAGCACCACCAACCGCATTGGTAGTAGATATTGAACTTGCTGCAATTACCCATCCACCAATGAACCCTGAATTTGCAGCTATACTACCACTTAATTTAACATCACCCGCCGATGATAAAGAAAAGTTTGGAGCCGAAATATATCCAGTTCCACCAATTCTCATACCTGCAGTAGTAAATGTACCATCACTACCTCCGTTAGTATTAGAACTAGTTATTTCGGATGTACCTATTCCCCAACCACCTATCAAACCTGTTCTTGCAACAACTCTACCATCTATTGATAATGTATTTGCAGTTGAATTCCAAACAAGACCTTGTGTTCCGGATCCAGATAGATAAAAATCCCCAGATGAACTTAAAAATGAAGTCCAACCAGAACCTACTTTGAAATAACCCAAATACTGTTGACCTGTATATAATCCACTTGTAGAAGCTATTGGTAATTTATCAATTAATCCATTTGCATTTGTGAAAATTGCATTATCTAATGTTAAAATAGATGTACTTATTGAAGAACTTGCATCTATTAAACTTTGAGATATGGATGATGTAAATGAATGAACCGATGCTGTAAATAGTAATAAATTTGTTGTTGTTAATACTTGTCCAGAATTGGCTCTCAAACTACCACTAAATACACCTACACCCGTAGTTGTTATATAAAATCCAGGTGCCGAAATATAACCACTAGATCCAATAGTAATCATACTTGCACTATTGAATTGGTTATATGTTTCATCTCTTTTTGTTCCAGAAAATATAGAACTCGAATCAATAGTCCATCCACCAATTGATCCCGTACTAGCTCGTAGTGTTCCACTAATATTTAAATATTCGGTAGTTGGATCCCAAGTTAGTTTATCTTCAAGTGAGAAATGTCCACTTCTACTTATAAAAAACCCAGTATTTTTATCATTCCACAAACCAACTCCCGCATATATTGCAGCATTAGACATTGTAATACCACCAATAGAACCTGTAGTTGCTGTTATAGTTCCACTAATATTTAAATACTCTGTAGTTGGATCCCAATTTAGTTTATCTTCAAGCGAAAAATGACCAGAAGAACTTAAAAAGAATCCTGTATTTTTATTATTGTAAGTACCAACTCCTGCGTAAATACTATTTGCGGACATTGTTACTCCACCAATTGATCCTGTGTTAGCTTTTATAGTTCCGCTAATATTTAAATACTCATTAATTGGATCCCAAACTAATTTATCTTCAAGTGAGAAATGACCACTTCTACTTACAAAAAACCCAGTATTTTTATCATTCCAAAGACCGGTTCCCGCATATATTGCAGCATTAGACATTGTAATACCACCAATCGACCCAGTATTTGCAGTTATAGTTCCACTAATATTTAAATAATTGTTTACAGGATCCCAACTTAATTTATCTTCTAATGAAAAATGACCGGAAGAACTTAAAAAGAATCCTGTATTTGTATTTCCATATGTTCCGGTTCCTGTATATAATGAATTACCTGCAATAGTAACTCCACCAATAGAACCAGTTTGTGCTTTTATAGTTCCACTAACGGTTAAATTTGTTCCATCCCAAGATACAACCGATGAACCTGTATCTCCAAATCTAAATGTACCATCATAATTAAAATAATATCCCTT